TGGACCACCTTCCCGCCGCGTCTGTCCGGCGCTCCATCGGCGCGGACGGGCTGAATGTCTACACGGGCATCTATCAGGTGGTCGTCAACTTCCATCCGAACCAGGGCCCGGGCCTCGCGGAATCCCGCGCTGACGCCATCGCCAACTGGTTCCCCATCGGATCGACCTACACCGCCAACGGCGTGACGGTCCGCATTGCCGCTGTGTCCTGTGCCCCCGCGAAGTCTGACCCGGACTGGTACCGGGTGCCCGTGTCCATCACCTACGAAACTGTCTCGCCCAACTAGGAGCCCGCCATGGCCTTTGAAGTAGGACAAAAAACCCAGCTCCTCCGCATCGCTGAGGTCGCCTGGGGCACCACGCCCGCCACGCCGAACATGCTCAAGGGCCGGTTCACGGACGTGAGCCTGGATCCCGTCATGGCCATGATCGAGTCCAAGGAAATCCGGTCGGACCGTATGACCTCGGACGTTCGGGGCACCACGCTGACCGGTGAGGGATCTGTGGGGTTCGAGTTCTGCCCTGCGGATTTCGATGACATCCTCGAAGCCGCCATGGGGGGCACCTGGGCGACCAACGTCCTCAAGGCCGGCCTGACCCAGCACAGCTTCACGATGGAGGTCGGGCACCTCGGGATCAGCCAGTACAAGCTGATCACGGGCGCACTGATCGACAAGTTCAGCCTGTCCATCAAGCCCGGTGCCATCGTCACCGGTAAATACGACGTGATCGGCAAGGGCTTCGCCATCAATGGCACCACGGCGGCCACGAGCACCACGGCGGCCAGCGGCGACAGCGCCTATGACGCCCAAAACGCCAACATGGTGATGAAAGAAGGCGGCGTCGTCACCGCCATCGTCACTGGTCTTGACTTCGGGATCGCCAACAACACTTCGAAGGCAGCGGCAGTCGGGTCCAAGAACCTTGTCGGGGCTCAGTTTGGGCGCTCCGCCATCACCGGCACACTCACGGCGCTATTCCAGGACGCCACAATGCTGGAGAAGTTCATCGCTGAGACGCCTTCCAGCATCGAATGCAAACTCAGCAATGGCACCCAGAGTCACGACTTCCTCTTCGGGAACGTCAAGTACACCGGCGGCAAGTCGGATGTGACGACTGAGGGTCTGCTGGCCATCTCCATGCCATTCACGGCGCTGTATGACAGCGTCTCCGGTTCCAACCTCCAGATCACGCGGGTGCCCTAGTGCAAATCTCCAAACTCATCCCCAACCCCACCGTGCGCGTGGAACTGAAATACGCGCCCGGATTCTTCGTGACCCTGGCCTCGCAGGATTCCCCCGCCGTGCGCGACGTGATCCACGCCAACGCAGAGCGCCGCATCCTGGCCATGCGCGGGAACAAGGGCAAGTCCGCCACGCTCGATCAGATGGACGCGGAATCCGTGGCCGTCCTCAAGGTGGCCATCGAGGGCATTGACGATCAGACGGGCGACGGCGAACCCATGGCCTTCACCCCGGAGAACGTGGACGCCCTTCTAGCCATCCGATGGGTCCGGGAGCAGCTCGATGCGGCCCTGGGGAACGATGCGCTTTTTTTCGGGGCCTGACGGAGGAACTGGTGGCATGGGCGCGTGAGGAGTTCCGTCTAGGCAAACCCGACAAGAACGGGACGCCCCTCCGCGCCCACCTCCAGGCCGCTGGCGTCGAGGAACCCAACCCTAAGCCGTTCCCGGAAGCGCTGGCCTACCTCTGGGGTTGGTTTCTGGATCTCCACTCAGGCCGCCCCTACGGGATGGGCCCCGCGCCCATGACATGGGAGGGAGTCCTGGCCTGGGCCACGCTTACCGGGAACTATCCCGCACCGTGGGAGGTCCGCGCCATTCGCGCCCTTGACTCCGCCTTCCTCGCCTCTGGAGCCTGACCATGGATGCCACGTCCCTGAGCCTGAAGATCACCACAGACGGCATGGAACAGGCCCAGGCCAAGATGGATGGGGTCACGCGAAGCGCCGCCGTCCTGGAGGCCCAAAGCACGAAACTGGCATCCACGACCGCGAGGCTTGGCCCCGCTTCACGGATGACAGGTCAGGAGCTGGATGATCTCAAGGCGTCCTATGAAAAGCTCCACGTCAAACAGGACATGTTCCTCCAGGGCATGGATAAGCAGGCCGCAACGCTCGGGAAGGGTGCCGCTGCTATGCGTGCCTATCAGGCGGAGCAGCTTGGGCTCACTGACGACAAGATATTCCAGCGCCTGAACGCTCAGATCACGGACGCCGAATCGGGCATGACGAAGATGAGTTATGCCGGGTCAATGGTCGAGAACGTGATCATGCGAATGGGCGTCCACATGCTGATCCTCGGGGCGGCCATCAAGGGCGTCACCTGGGTATTTGATGAACTGGTGAACGGCGCGACGAAGTGGCTGGTCATCGGGGATAAGATTCGGGAATTGAACGCCAAGGACTCGCTGAGCCTCGCCAACCTGGTCAAGGGTATGCGCGAGGAAAACCTGGCGTATGCGGATGGGTCCAACGCTGTTGGCGGGCTGAACGGGCACCTTGAAAGGCAAGCTGTTATCCGGGCCAAGTTCATGGAGATGGGCCCGCAGTATCGCAAGATCATGCAGAACGAAAATATTGATCTGCAAACAAAGGTCGAACTCCTCAAGATCGCCAATGCCGAAGAACTGCGGAGGGTGAACGCAGAGATCAAAAGGACGGAATCTAACGCTCCTGACGGGTCATGGAAGGTGGGCTTTGGGTTGGCCTTCGGTGGTGGCCTCGGGAATATCATCGCAGCGTCTGGGCTACGTGATGATGCGGATGCCGCGCTGAAGCGGGAAGAGCGAATCAAGACGCTTTACGCTCAACAATCGGCGCTCACAGAATCCACTGCTGTTCTCGATGGCGCATACGACAAGGCCGGGAAGCACGTCGAAACCCTCACCGAAAAGCAGGAGAAGTACCGCCAGAAGCTGGCGGAGATTTTCGCCCTTCATATGGACGAGGGGAAGGCATTCACTGAGACGGAAATGAACAATATCAACCTGATGACTCAAAAGCTGGGTCTTCAGCAGGCGTCTTTCGATGTTGTTAATTCGATGGCTAAGCTCCAAACCACGAACAAGAACGTGCCTGGCAATCTGCTCAATGGCCCGGCCGTGGTAGGGGACCGGACCAAGATCACCAAGCTCACCGACGCGACCACCGAATACCTCAAGAATATGAAGGAACTGGCGGCATCCGGCGACGCCTGGGCCATCATCGGGCAGACCGTGGTGGAAACGTCCTCCTACGCCGCCGACGCGCTCACCCGCTGGTCGAACAACCTGGACGGTCTGGGCGTGTCCTGGACCACGCTGGGGACCACCGTGCGGAACGTGCTGGCGGACATGGTTCGGCAGATGGAGCGGACGATCATCGAACAGAAGCTCATGCAGCCGCTGATGAATTGGGCGTCCAACGGCGACAACTGGTTGAAGCTGTTCGGCTTCGGCGGGGGGAAGGCTGACGGCGGATCGATCTATGGCGGGACCACCTACCTGGTGGGAGAGCGGGGCCCGGAACTATTCACGCCCGGCACGTCCGGCACGATCACTCCGAACCATGCCCTTGGTGGGGGGTCCCCGACCATCGTGAACAACATCAGCGTGTCTGTGGCCGATGGCAAGGTGTCTGACTCTTCCGACGCAGGCAAGAACGGAGAGGAGATCGCCAAGAGCGTCAAGGGGCTGATTAACCAATGGGCGCAGGAACAGAGCCGCTCCGGTGGCGTCCTGGCGAGGCAATAATGGCGACCTTCACGTATGCTCCCGACTGGGGCTGCAAGCCCACGATGCAGCCCCGCATCCTCCAGGCGAAGTTCGGGGACGGCTATGACCAGCGGGCCGGGGACGGGCTGAATACCCGGCTGCCCGTGTGGCCGCTGACGTTCTCCGTGCGGACCCAGACCGAGGCAACAGCTATCGCCGCATGGCTGGCGATGAACAACGCGGACGTGACGCCGTTCGATTGGGTGGCCCCGGATGGCACGGTGGGCAAGTGGATCGCCAACAAGTGGACCCCCGCTACCCCGGATGACTACGGTTCCTGGAGTGTCCAGGTGGAAATCCGCCAGGTGCCCGCGTGAGCACCCCGTTCGCAGAAATCCAGACCCTGGACCCCGGCGCGGTCCTGGAACTGTTCGTGGTGGACCTCACCACCCTGGGCGGGACTGTCTACTACTTCCACGCAGGGACGAACAACCTGGGCGCCTCCGTGGTCTGGCAGGGGGTGACCTACCAGCCCTGGCCCGTCAAGGTGGACGGTCTGGAGTTCAGTGGGAAGGGCGTCCTCCCCCGTCCCACCATCTCCGTGTCCAACGTGACCGGGACGATGGGCGCCCAGGTCCGGGCCTACCAGGATCTGGTCGGCGCCGATGTCACCGTGAAACGGTGCTTTGCCAAACACCTGGACGCCGTGAACTTCCCGGGCGGCGTGAACCCCACGGCGGACCCCACGGCCCACTGGCCCGATGAGTATTTTGAGGTTGAGCAGAAGGTATCCGAATCCTCGGACGTGATCAGCTTCCAGCTTGCGTCCAGCCTGGACGCGGAGGGGGTGAAGCTCCCGCGCCGGCTCATCCAGGCCACCATCTGCGGGTGGACGAACGCCGATACGGCGATCTGCCCCTACGTGGCCACCTGTGACCGAATACTGGCCACGTGCAAGACCAACTTCGGGGCGACGAATCCGCTCCCCTTCGGCGGCTTCCCGGCTGCGAACCGGGTGCAGTGATGACCCCCGAACTGCTACGCCTCGCACAAGCCCACGCCGAACACACGGATGGCGAGTCCTGCGGGCTGGTCATCGTCCAGGACGGTGCCCACATCGGGGATTACATGCCCGTCCGGAACCTCAGCACCACGCCGGACAGGTTCACCGTCGCCCCGGAGGATTGGGCGCGGGCTGAGGACCATGGGCGCGTGGTGGCCGTGGTCCACTCCCATCCTGAGAACCCCACCCCCAGCGAAGCGGACCGCACCGCCTGCGACATCAGCGGCCTCCCGTGGGCCATCGTGGCGCCGGAGGGCCAGTGGACCGTGCTGCTCCCCCAGGGGCGCCCGTTCGAGGGCCGCGAGTTCTGCTGGGGCCTGGATGACTGTTACTCCCTGGTCCGGGACTGGTTCCACGCCACGCTCGGCCTCGACATGCCCGATTACCTCCGGGAGCCCGAATTCTGGCGTGACCGCGATCTGATCTCCACCAACCTCCAGCGGGCCGGGTTCCGCCCTGTGGAGGGCCGCGAACCCCAGCCGGGAGACGGCCTCGTGTTCAACGTCCATGGCCGCTGCCCTGACCACTGCGGAGTCTACCTGGGGGGCGGTCGGATGCTCCATCAGCCCACGGGGCGGCTGTCTGCCGTGGAGCCCGTGGGGAAGCTGTCGGAAAAGTTGGCCTACATCGCACGGAGGACGGCATGAACCTGACCCGGATCGAACTCTACGGCCATCTCCGCAAGCGCTTCGGGCGGCGATTCATGCTTGCCGTGGGCAGTCCTGCGGAGGCCATCCGCGCCCTCGACTTCCAGATCAAGGGGTTCCGGGCCTGGGTCGAATCCCATGGCTCCTACCGCGTCCTGGTGGGCAAGGAAGCCCAGACGCTGGACACGCTGGGGAATCCCATCGGCGGGGGGGAGTGTATCAAGATTGTCCCGGTGGTCGCCGGGGCACATGGCGGCCTGGGGCAGGTTCTTCTCGGCGTTGCACTCATGGCAGCCGGGGCCGCGTTGTGGGCCTTCGGACCTGCCGGGATGTTCACGGGCGACACGCTGGTAAACATTGGCCTTGCCATGGCCCTGGGAGGTGTGGCCACGCTGTTGTCCGGTGCCCCCAAGATCAACGCCGGCGGCAACGGGACCCCCGACATGCCGGCATACAGCTTCGGCGGCCCAACCGTGACCATCGGGCAGGGCCGGCCGGTGCCCCTCTTCTACGGTGGCCCCCTGGAGATTGGCGGGGCCATCGTGAGCGCGGGGATTGTGTCCGAGGGATACCAGCATGGAGGCTTCGGGGGAATCGCCGCCCAGACGGCGGGGCATGACGCCGGGGCGTGGACAGGCAACGGGGACTCGATCCCCTGGACGGCTGCCATTGAACCCGCACTGTAGGAGACGCTGTGCCGATTAGCTTGTGGGACGCAGGAGACAGTGGCGGAACCGGCATTCTGAAGGATGGCGGGGGTCCATTCGGGCACGGCGGTGGCGGTGGCCGCGGCGGTTCTCTGCCCACGGATCCCAACGCCCGCGAGTTTGGGACCGTCCTCCAGTTGCTCTCGGAAGGCCCCATTGCGGGCCCGATCAACGGCTTGCACTCAATCAAGCTGGACGGGACGCCCATCCTGGATGTGGCCGGGAACCCCAACTTCAAGGGCGTGGCCGTGGCCCTCGTTGCGGGCACGAACACCCAGGTCATGATCCCAGGATTCACCGATGCCGAGGCGGAAACCAGCGTCAATGTGAAGGTGTCCATCGGTGGGGGAGCGGTCACGCGGACCATCTCAACGGCGGGGATCTCCGCGATTCGGGTTCGAATCGCCGTGCCCACACTCAAGATTATCAACGCCACGTCCGGCGCGGAATCTGGGGCGATGGTCCAGTTCAAAATCGAGCGCCAGGCGGCCAGCTATAACAACGGGGCATGGGAAACCGTTGTCATGAACGGCGAAGACATCATCATGGGCAAATTCGGGGCGAAATACACCCGCTCCGTCCGAGTGGAAACGCCCACCGCTGGCCCCTGGTCGATCCGCGTTTCCCGCATCACGCCGGACCATGTGAGCGGCGCCCCTGACTACACCCAGGATGAGACTTGGTGGGATGCCTACACGGAGATCACGGACGCGAAACTGCGCTATCCCTACAGCTCCCTGTGCGCACTCAAGGTGGACGCGAAGCAGTTCCAGCAGATTCCGAAGCTCACGATGGAGGCCAAGGGCCGGATCATCTCGGTCCCGAACGGCTATACGGAGGCCAGTTACAACAGCACCACGGGCGTCTGGACGGCTGCCACATATCCGGGGATCTGGGACGGAACATTCGTCCAGGCCTGGAGCGAGAATCCCGCGTGGATCTGGTATGACCTCGCCAGCCACACGCGCTACGGCGCGGGGTCCGTGCTGGACGCCTCAAAGCTGGACAAGTGGGCACTCTACGCCATTTCCCAGGCCTGCGATGTGATGGTGAGCGATGGCAAAGGCGGAACGGAACCTCGGTTCCGGTGCTCGGTCTATCTCCAGAGCCAAGAGGACGCGATCAAGCTCCTCCAGGAAATGGCCAGCATCTTCCGGGGCATGGCCTATTGGGCGGGCGGTCTCGTGACGGCGGTCCAGGATGACGATGGACAACCAATTGATGCGATCTTCACCAATTCCAACGTCAAGGATGGGAAGTTCACCTATCAGGGGTCAGCCCGCAAGGGCAGGCACACGGCGGCGCTGGTCACCTGGATGGACCCGCAGAACGGCTACCAGGCATCGGTGGAATACGTCGAGGACCAGACGGCTATCACGCGCTACGGCTACAACCCGACGCAGGTAGCGGCGCTCGGGGCCACCTCCCAGGCCCAGGCGCGGCGCTGGGGGATGTGGACACTCCTGACCGAGACGATGGACACGGAGGTTGTGTCGTTCTCCGCGGGGCTTGAGGGATCCACCCCAAGGCCGGGCGGGATCATCGCCACACGGGACCAGTTCCGCGCAG